TCTCTTGATGAAGACGGGGATGTTGAACAGGAGCAAAGCGAGTACAGCGGAGTAGTTGGGTTCGTTGATTCTGCATTCCGTAAATCAAAAGATGCCAGATTATCGGACGAGACACGATGGCTTGAGGGATACCGTAACTATCGAGGTCTATATAGTTCAGATGTTCAATTTACTGACACTGAAAAGTCTCGCGCCTTTATCAAAATTACAAAGACGAAGGTGTTAGCGGCGTACAGCCAGATTATCGATGTATTATTTGCAGGGTCTAAGTTTCCTATCGGCGTACAGGCGCGTAAGTTTCCTAACAATGTGGCAGGAAAAGTACATTATGATCCAAATGCCATAACTACTGAAAAAGTTAAGGAAAAGACGCAAATTGATTATCAAGTTCCAAGATCAATCAAGCGTCCAGACATTGCTAAAGAGCTTGGTGTCTTTAAAGATCAATTACAGCCTATTGAAGATAGTTTAGAGCTAGGTGCAGGTAGGAATATAGGATCTATCACCTTTGAGCCAGCTAAACAGGCCGCTCAAATGATGGAAAAGAAGATGCACGATCAATTAGATGAGTGTTCTGCATCTAAGCATCTACGGTCTGTATCTTTTGAAATGGCATTGTTTGGAACGGGTATATTAAAGGGTCCATTTGCATTTGATAAGGAATATCCTCGCTGGAATGAGGATGGAGAGTATGATCCGCTATTTAACACAATTCCTAAAGTAGAATATTGCTCTATTTGGGATTTTTACCCTGATCCAGACGCTCGTAATATGGAAGAAGCTGAATATGTCATTCACAGACATAGATTAAACAAATCTCAGCTTCGGCAACTGAAAAATAGACCTCACTTTAGGGAGGAGAGCATTGAAATAGCTCTTTCTATGGGGGCTTCATATCAACGAGAATATTGGGAAGACGCTTTAGAGGACTCTGCCAACTCCTATGATGTTAATAGATACGAAGTTTTGGAATATTGGGGAATTATCGACGCTGATGTCGCAGAAGACGCCGATTTGGATATTCCCAAAGAGCTTGAGGATCGTGATCAAATACAGGTAAATGTTTGGGTATGTAATGGTCAGATTATTAGGCTTGTTCTGAACCCATTCACTCCAAGTCGCATCCCCTATGCAGCTGTTCCTTACGAGTCCAACCCGTATAGCTTTTTTGGTATCGGTGTAGCCGAAAATATGTCGGACACTCAGCTGCTTATGAACGGCTTCTATCGGATGAGCGTAGACAACGCTGCATTGAGTGGAAATCTACTTATAGAGGTAGATGAAACCAACCTTGTTCCGGGGCAAGACATGAGCATATACCCCGGAAAAGTATTCCGTAGACAAGCCGGAGCACCGGGGCAAGCTATCTTCGGAACTAAATTCCCGAATGTATCTCAAGAGCTTATGATGATGTTCGACAAGTCTCGTCAATTAGCTGATGAGGCTACAGGCATTCCAAGTTATTCTCATGGTACGACAGGGATTATGGGAGTTGGTAGAACTGCTAGCGGAATGTCGATGCTTATGGGCGCTGCTCAGCAAGCTATTAAGACTGTGGTAAAGAACATCGATGACTATCTCCTAGCCCCTCTAGGCCGCTCTCTGTTTGCGTTTAATATGCAATTCAATTTTGATCCACAGTTTATAGGCGACCTTGAAGTTATCTCTAAAGGTACAGAAAGCCTGATGAGAAACGAGGTACGGTCGCAGAGACTATTGCAGTTTATGCAGATGACACAAAACCCTGCAATGGCACCGTTTATAAAGTACGATTATGTTTTGCGCGAGCTTGCCGCAAGCATGGATCTGGATGAAGACGGTATCATAAACGATCCAAGGGAAGCCATTATTCAAGCAAAAATGATGGCAGATATTCAAAGTCAAATGCCGCCACCTCCCCCAGACGCACAGCAACCACAAGGCGGTCCTCCAAGTCCTAACGATCCAACACAGACTGGTGGCGGAAACATAGCCCCCGGAGCTGCTCCAGAACCCGATGCTGCTGGATTTACCGGAGCCGGAGGTGGTGCAAATGGTGGTAATGTGCCACCGCCTCAACAGCAAGGAGCGCCTGTACAGTAATGGATAGGCAATTTTACAGGAGTATTCTTCTCCTAGTTAATCAAAAAGACTCCTACGAGATGCTCCAATCATATGTGGATAAGAGAATAGAGATCTCAAGGATCCAATTAGAAACCTGCATGGACGAGCATAAAATACGAATGCTTCAAGGTCAGATAGCCGAGCTTAAGAGGTTCCGTACTCTTAGAGATGAGGTTGTTAAAGGGGCGGAATAATGGGTGTACTTGATTTCATATTTGGTACGAGTGACGAAGATGATTTAGAGGCTACTCAGCCTGAGATTGCTCCCACCCTATATCCCCAGACACAGGCTGAATTAGACGCCACACTTAAGTCTATGCGTGGCAATTTACCTACAAGGGCAATGGGAGCTAAACTACACCCTACGTGGAAAGATGAATTAGGTAACCCCATGATCGTAGATATGTGGGGTAATCCAATATATCTAGAAATGGATCCTGATTATGACCCCAATAAGAAGGGTATTATACCAGAGTTTCTAGATGCTCCGGTAGAAAAACTGCAAGAAGCGTATGAAGGCACTAAGGACGTTGTAAATGCGTTTAGAACAGAGCCATTAGAAACTACTGCTGCAATGGTCTCTGGCATAAACCAAGAGCTTGAAAGAATGTTCCGAGGAGAGGGTACCGGAGCGGAATTGATTAGCGCGGTTGCAGGAATGCCTCTAGCTGCAAAGGGACTTAAAGCCGCAAACCTTATTAAGATAGAGGACGGTGATGGCGCTATAGCTGGGATGTTTTATCCCGCAAGAGTTACAGCTGATGGTAGGAATAGAATTAAGAAGGCTGAGGAGCTTCAAAATCAAGGAGCTGATAGAGACGAAATCTGGAAACAGACAGGTCTATGGCAAATTGCAAGCTCAGATAAACGCACTAGTAGCGAGTGGCTTGCTGAAATTGATGATAGTCAGTCAGAGATCTTCTTAACTCAGGGCAAAAACAGCGCCACAAAAGGCCCAGTTACCAAGACTATTACGTTTGATGAGTTAATACGCAGTGGCGGCATAAATCCTTCAGATGCTCAGTACTTTAAGCAACGGGCGATGCTTGAAATGCTCGCTATACGGAAGCAGATTGATAACGGTGATATAACTGCTGAAGAGGGTTTGCGGCAAGCTAATGAAATACAGGCAGAGCTTAATAAACAACTAAACGATAAAGGAACTACAGAGACTGTCACGAAAACTAAGACAGTCACGGTTCCAAACCAAGTTAGTAAAAAGCTAATAACAGGCGGTGCAGGATCTGCTACTCTAGATGAAGTCTTAAACCATGAAGAGCTTTTTCAGTTATTACGGGATGAAGACGCAATAAATCCTTCTGGGCAGAGTATGGGAATGTTTTCTACTTTTCCTACAGCCGAGGCGGGAGCAAGAGCAGCCTCTACAGCGGGAGACAAAAATACGCTGGGTGTTTACTACGGTTACCAGAGTCCAAACTGGTTAAAGAGTAAGGGTAAATCTTCAATAAGCGCCTTTAAAAACGCAGGTATTACAGGCAAGGGCTGGAAGAATTTAGCCAAAGAAAATGCCGATCGCAATGAGAGAGATAAAGAAATCCTGCGCCTACATGATGAGGGTAGGATATCTACTAGGCAAGCTGCTGGAGATCTTATTTGGTCTACAATGCTACATGAAACACAGCATTTCTTAGACGATTATTTTAAGAGCGAAACAGGAAGGGGAAATAACCCAACTGAAGCAAAAGCTAAGATGAAAAAGATTACGGATAAGTATGATAGTCAGCTACATAAGCAACTAAAGCAACTTGAAGACTTTAGCTTTAAAACTCAGTTCACAGAAGGCCTATATAAAACGGGCAAATCTCCAGCCCAACGGTTTGATCCTCATACATATAAATACGAAACTAAACCCATAGTTGATGATTTAAGTGCGGATGGCAAGGCCCAATTTTATGACACTCTTTTAGATACGCTAGGGATTAAGCAAGACCCAAAAGTAAGATCTGTACTTCTGTATATTGGTGGTAAGTATAGTACTCTTAATCAGCCTGTAATTGATGAAGCCATTGCCAATAAGTTGCTAAGTGTCTTTGGGTCTATGGATGAAACGGCTGCGTTTACTAAGGAAAGAATTTATAAATTTATAGATGAGGAAATAGATAATCCAGAAAATTTACCCGAAGTCAGTGAAGCTTACAAAAAGTACGCGGAATACCTCGATAAAAAACAAGCTGAAACTGCGCCCATAAAACTTACGCAGCATAAAAACGGTGAGCCAACAGCTATTGAAAACCTGATGAATGCCAAGCTTTTGTACGATGAGCTAAAAGACAGTGATCCTGAGTTGGCGAGATCTGGGTTTAATCAAACTGTATTAGAAAACATAAATGGCCCCCTAACAGAAGATGAATTGACCAATGTATCAGCGGGTTTTCTGAATAACTTTGCAAAACCTGTTGTGCGAAATGCTTTAGACACCTTTAACGCCATTAAGTACGATAGAGATATACAGCTTGCAAAGGTAATTAAAGAGTCCAACGGTACTTGGTACGATCTCTATTGGTATGAGCAGGGTGAGTTAAAATCAGCATTAACACAAGCCCGCCGCGCAATGTCTCCAGAAGCTAGGGCAGAAATACCTCCTTACAAGATGCTTAATCAAATGGGCAGTGACCGTGCGGGAGGAGTCACCAGAGAAGACCTAACTTATAATCGTAGATTGCCAGACTGAGTAGATATCGTGGATCCATTAACACATCATCACTATTACAATATCGCTAATGGCTTCGGGGTAGAAGATCCAGATACCGGAAACCTGCAAACCGTCAGATCCATAATAGTGAATATAGACGGTAAAGAAACATTAATTCCAACAGTCTGGGACGGGGAGATCGTCAGTGATCAAGAAGCTATTGATAATGCTATTGCGACAGGCCTTGAGTGGCCTACTGATGAACCAAATCCGGAAGGTCGGGCAAGGTTGCAAGCCCTTGATGCAGAAATCCATGAAGAATTTACGGACGAAACTACACCGGAAGCCGCCTTCGCACTCCTAGAGGCCTCAGCGTACACGTCTCAGTTTAATCAAGAAGACGAGGATGATGGCATCACTCTATACGAGACCTTCGCGCCTCTAGGTAAAGCTGTACTTGCTGGCGGTCAGTTACTTGGAAAGAAAATGGGTTTTGCGCTGGGAGGTTTAGCAGAATCTCGCAAGGGCATCACAACAGAAGCAGGATTAGAAATGGCTAATAAGAGATTTCAGAGAGACGATAAGAAAGCTGACCTAAACGGTGATGGAAAGCTAAACTCCTATGAGAAAGCAAGGGGAGACGCGGTTCAAAAGGCTGTAGCTAAAGACGAAATCCCTGAGATGTCTTGTGGAGGTCTTATGGTAGATCCCATATCAGGAAATGAGATACCAATCGGATCTAATGCTAAAAATGTCCGTGATGATATCGATATTAAAATATCAGAAGGCGAATACGTTTTACCAGCCAACGTAGTTAAATGGCTAGGTCTTAAGGGTATTATGGATCTTCAAGCAGAGGCTGAAATGGGCCTTATGACGATGGAGATGAATGGTCTCATTCAATACACTGATGATGAGGGTGAAGAAGCAGAAATTTGCCCTGAGTGTGATGGCGAAGGATGCGATCATTGTGACGGTAAGGGTTATCACGATGTCGAGGAAGAGGAATCCGATAGCGAAAGCTCTGAGGACACCGAAGTACAGGCCGAGAGTGATCCCAAACAAGAAGAAAAAGACGTCATTGAAACACCCCAAGGCAACGAAATTGAGGTGGTTGGATACGACATAGAAGAACGGAATATGGCTACCGACATGCCAGAGGAGGATGATGAAGATTATTATCCTACTCAAAGTCGGGAACTCACTATGATGAAATCAAAGCCTTTGAAATTCATCATTTAACAAACTGGGCTACCCGTAAACGGCCCCCAATCAAGAGCATAACATGGCAAAATATCGAGGAGCACATCTAGATAATCTAGGTGAGCAAGAAAGACAGGTGCGTGGCGAGCTTAATCAACTAGCTCAACAAGTACAGGATAACACTCCAGTGGAGGATCCAGAAGAAGAAACCTTTCGTAAGCGTTATGGTGATTTACGCACACACATGAACAATGTGATGCAGCAGAAATCTTTAGAGATTGAAGCTTTAAGACGCCAGCTAGATGACGCTTCGAAGGCGCAGATTAAATTCCCCAAAACGGACGAAGAAATTGAAGCGTGGAGTAAAAAGTACCCAGACGTAGCACAGATCGTTGATACCATAGCACAGAAACGCGCTAATGAAGCGATGGTTGCCCTAGATGAGGGAAAGAAACGGCTAGAAAGTTTGGAGAATAAGCTAACGCGAAAAGATGCGGAGCAACAACTATTACGTCTGCATCCGGATTTTGCAGAGATTAGGCAAGACCCCAATTTTCATCATTGGGCATCTACACAGCCTCAAACAATTCAAGATGCCTTGTACAAAAATAACAAAGACGCTTTATCAGCGGCTAGAGCTATTGACTTGTACAAAGTAGATATGGGCAAGAGAAAGAAGTCACCTAAATCCGCCGCTCAGTCGGTAGGACGTACATCTTCTTCACGCCCCACAACCAACGGTAAAGCTCAGTTTAGCGAGAGCCAGATAGAACGTATGTCTATGGCTGAATACTCTAAAAATGAGCAAGCTATCATGGAAGCAATGAGCAGCGGTAATTTTATCTATGACGTGTCAGGCGCTGCTCGTTAACTATTGAATTAATAGCACAACTTGTGTTATAATTAAGGTAAGTAAGACCGCACATTAGTGCCTACTCTTCTTACATTTTCCCAGAAGAAAAATATGTCTACCAGTGCTCAGGCCTGTTCGCACCACCCTGAGTAAGCACTGCCACATCTCTTCGTGATCCTGACGGTTCAAATCAGCCATTTACGGAGGAACAAAGATGGCATTTTCATCAGCAAGTGGGTATACAAACTTACCCAATGGAAACTTCAGTCCAACCATTTTTTCAAAAAAGGTCCAGCTGGAGTTCCGCAAATCTACAGTTGTAGGCGATATCACAAACTCTGATTATTTCGGAGAGATTGCCTCAGCAGGGGATACGGTTCGCATAATGAAGGAGCCAAATATTTCAGTTAGTGAACTGAAGCGCGGCACTTCAATTACGACACAAGATCTCCAAGATGATGACTTCCAACTGGTCATCGATAAGGCTAACTACTTTGCGTTCAAATTGGATGACATCGAGGAAGCTCACAGTCACATCAATTTCATGCAACTTGCGGTTGATCGAGCAGCCTATCGACTCGCCGATCAGCATGACCAAGAAGTACTAGGTTACTTGTCTGGTTACAAGCAATCTGCACTGCATGCAAATGCCAGCGCAGTACGCTCAGCATCAGGTGATGTGAACGGCACGAAGGCTAACACAAGCGCGGGTAACGACGAATTACTCGCTGCAAATAAGTTATTTATGGCAAATTTTGGAAATATCACTACGGCAGCATCTGCTAGCACAACAGGTGATTCAATTCCAATTGCTGCCCGTCTTCCGGGTGCAACGGCACTTCCAACAACAACCATTTCGCCAGCTATGCTTGTAGCACGTATGGCGCGTCTTCTCGATCAACAACAAGTTGACCGTGATTCAAGATGGCTCGTTGTAGACCCAATTTTCATGGAAATCCTTCGTGACGAAGACTCACGATTCATGCAAGCCGATTGGGGCGAGTCCGGTGGTCTTCGGAATGGTTTGGTCGTAAACAACTTCCACGGTTTCAAAGTATACCAAAGCTCAAACCTGCCATCAGTAGGTACGGGAGCCGGAACCACTGGAACTACGGCGCAGGACGACAACTACGGAGTGCTAGTTGCAGGTCATAGCTCAGCAGTTGCTACAGCAGAACAGCTTAACAAGGTTGAGACCTATCGTGACCCAGACTCATTTAGTGACATCTGTAGAGGTATGCACCTCTATGGTCGCAAGATCCTGAGACCAGAAGCAATTGTAACCGCTCGTTACAACGCTGCGTAGAAAAGGTTAAGGGCAATGTCTATTACGCTAACCGTAGCCGCTAGAAATGCTGCTTTGGATGGTATTGTAGATCTAATAGATTTAGGAACTGGCTCAGCAGGTTCTGTGCAAATACTGGATAGTTCCAATACTGAGTTAGCCACGTTGCCCTTATCCAATCCGGCCTTTGGGCCAGCGAATAATGGAACGGTCCTAGCAAATACAGTTACTAGAGATAACACTGTTAATGCTGGGACCGCTTCTATTTTTAAAGTGTTCAATACAGAAGGCCAAGAGATTTTCTCTGGCACAGTAAGTGGATTGAACGGTGGTGGTGACCTCGTTCTCTCCAACGCAAACCTAGTTGTAGGAGACAGTGTTAGGGTCTCCTCATTTTCAATGACAATCTGAGGAGAAGCTCATGTCACTTTCTGATAGCTTTGAGACACATACTCTCAAATATCTTTTAACCACAGATAGCGTTACTCGCCCAACAAGTTGGTACGTGGCGCTTTGCACAACTGATCCCACAGATTCCGCTCTGGGAACTGAGGTATCAACCTCTGGAACAGCATATGCCCGTCAGTCCGTGACTTTCACGGTTTCTGGCAACAATGCGTCCAACTCGTCTGCGATTGAGTTCCCAGAGGCCACAGCGTCCTATGGCACAGTCGTAGCAGTAATGATTATGCCAGCATCAACAGGCGGCACAGCGAGCGATATGATCGCACATGCGCAGCTAACAACAGACAAAGCAATCGCTTCGGGCGACATCTTCCGCATCCCAGCAGGGGATCTGGACATCAACATCGACTAATTAGGAGAGTGCCAGATGGCTATTCTGACGGATTTCATGGAGCGGAAGCTGCTGGATCACATCTTCGGAGTGACTGAGATGACAAAACTCACGTCACTTTATCTGGGTCTCTCTACAACAGCGTTTTCGGAGTCGGATACGGCTTCGCAAGCACTGGCAAAAGAACCCGGATCATCTGGCACAACCTACAACGGCAACGGCTACAGTCGGGTCAACGTATTTAATAATTTCAATGATACAAGCACTTACAATGCGGGGTCTACAAATAATTCCCAAATAAGTTTTCCCGAAGCTACGACTTCCAACTGGGGAGATATTGGCTATTGGGCTTTGTATGAAGATGCGCTTCCCTCCAACGGCACATCTTCATCTACTATCGATGCTGATAACGGACAGAAGCCCCTAATGATTGGGTCATTTAGTGCCGCTGTGACAACAAATGTTGGGGATCAGTTTAGAATTGCTTCGGGTGATTTCGATATAACTCTTCCTAATGTGCTGCAATATTCAAGTAACAATCTTAACACTAATGGCGATGGCCTTTTTTCGAAATATCACCTTAATTTGATGGGTTTAGACGGTGGTAATACGCCGCTTGGATCTACATATTCTACATGGGAATTTCAAGACGGGACTGCAAACAACAAACGCTTTTGGTTGGGCGTATCCACGTCAGCGTTTGGTAGCGGTGGGGCTAATAGTGAGGATGATGCGGGTTCTCAAGAACCCGGATATGGTGGTGGTACTGCTTCCAACCTCTCATTTTATTCACTCTATGGGTACACACGACCCCAAATTGAGTTCAGTGCGGCGTCCACTTCGAATGGAACCACAACAATTACAAATTCCAATGCGGTAGAGTTTCCAGAGGCTACCAATAGCTGGGGAGACCTAACCCATTTTGCTATTTTTTGTGGTGGTGACAAAATTGGAACCGCAACTTATCAAGCACAAAACCGATATCCAAAGTACCCTGCTGGATCTGGAGTTACACTCGGTACTGGCAGTGGAAACGCCACAGTTTCTCAGCGCCGCCCGTTTTTTATCGGTGCTTTGGATGCCACTAAAACAATTGGTAGCGGCGATACTTTGCGTTTTCCCGCTGGTTCGATCTCTATAGCCCTAGACTAAGGATTTCCCATGCCTCAATTTGCGGATCGGGTTAAGGTCACCTCGACCTCGACGGGTACAGGTGCGATTACACTCTCATCTACTGCTGTGTCGGGCTATCAGGCATTCCCATCCTCATTAGATGGGGAGACTGTCGGATATGTAATTGAGAGTGGGTCTGCGTGGGAAATCGGCACAGGCACATATACACACTCCTCATTAAATCTAACACGGTCACTGCGTTCTTCTAGCACAGGCTCTCTTTTGAGTTTGGCGAGTGGGACGCATACCGTTTTTTTAACACCCGCATTTCAAGATATTCAAATTGTAGAAGCATTCTCTAGCACTTCGGATCTTCCATCAGCATCTGACAACCACGGGCGCATCTATCATGTGCATGGTGAAGGGGCGCTATATTTTGCTCATAGTGGTAGCTGGGTTAAGGTCGCTAATTACAGCGACATCACGACTTATTCCAACGCTACCACTTCAGCCGCTGGGCTAATGAGTGCCGCCGATAAAACAAAGTTAGATGGTGTAGAAGCCTCAGCAGATGTCACTGATACCACCAATGTCGTGGCAGCGCTAACCGCTGGAAACAACATTACAATTGCTGCCGATGGGACAATCAGTAGCACTGCATCTGGCGGTATCACAGTACAAGACGAAGGTAGTGCGCTCACCACCACAGCAACTACTCTCAACTTTGCTGGAGCAGGGGTTCAAGCCACAGGTACGGGCGCTACAAAAACAATCACAATCAGCGGTTCTAGCATCTCTGGCACACTGACTGATCCAGTAAAGCAGACTGAGTTCACAGGTTCCGCAACGACCACTTTTACGGTCGGCTATACAGTCGGAAGCATCAGCGTATTTCTGAACGGGGCTAAACTCGCAGCCTCAGATTTCACCGCCACGAATGGCACTTCTGTAGTCTTAGGTTCTGCTTGTGCCGCCTCGGATATTGTTACTGTCGTCGAATACGGAACACCTTTTGCTTCTCCTTATTCTTCTACCGTTTTTACAGTCGGAACATCCTCAGAGTACAACACGTCTACGAAAGTCCTCACCACAAATTACACTGCTAATAAGGTGGCGATCTATCTTAATGGCGTGAAACTTTTGAGCGGCACCGACTACACCGCAAGCAACGGCACAACAATAGACCTCACCAACTCAAGCCCTACAACTGGCGATAAGATTGAGGTGGTTGAGCATGGGGCGTTGGCAGATAGTGGCACCCTTATAGGATTAACCGACACGCCTAGTTCACTAGGAACAGCGGGACAAATTCTACAAGTCAATTCTGGGGCTACCGCCCTTGAGTTCGCAGACGCTAGCGGCTCTGGGGTAACAGTCTACACAGGTCTGTCTGGCACTGATGGCACTCCTTCTGGTGCCACTTACTTGCTAAACGCCTCTAGCCCGTCAGCGGGTGATCTTGCATATGTCTCCGCCAACACGTCACTTTACCAAAACAACGGTAATGGGTGGTACAGGATTGCGGTTATCAATACTACTCCAACTATTTCTAGTGTAGCGGATGCTTCGAGCAACACCACACCGTTTACTTTAACTGGTGGCACTAATACCGTTATTACGGTCACGGCCTCTGATGCAGATGAAGGCACAGATCTGGTATACTCTTACAGCGTTACGTCAGGCAGTTTAAATGGCACCACAGTAACCCAAGGCACGGGTGCGAGTGAGAATGTGTTCACTATTACCCCTCATGCTTCGAATGCCACGACTTTTAGTTTAACTTTTACTGTGTCGGATAATATTAACGCAGCGACATCTGTAGCAGCATTTTCCTTGTCCTTTATAAGTTATGCAAACGCCACTCAACAAGCCAAAATACAAGCCAGTGATGCTAATGGTACGTGGTTTGGAGAGGCTCTCTCTATTTCTTCAGATGGCAACACGGCTATTGTAGGTGCGAAATATGATTCTACCACTGACACACACAACGGCGCTGCCTATATATTAACACGTTCTGGTACGACTTGGTCTCAACAAGCAAAACTAAAGGCAAGTGATCCACAAGCGTATGACAACTTTGGATGTTCTGTCGCTATATCAGACGATGGAAATACAGTCATCATGGGTGCGCTCCAAGAAGACACTACTGCATCAGACGCTGGCGCTGCCTACATATTTACACGATCAGGCACAACGTGGTCTCAACAAGCTAAGATACAAGCCAGTGATGCACAAGCTGGTGATTCTTTTGGGCGGGCTGTTGCTATATCAGACGATGGCGATACAGCTATTGTAGGTGCTAATACGGAAGACACTAATGGATCAAATGCTGGCTCTGTTTATGTTTTCACCAGATCAGGGACATCATGGGGTCAACAAGCCAAACTACAGGCCAGTGATGCAGAAGCTAGTGACCAATTTGGGATGTCTCTTTCTCTATCAGACGATGGTAATACAGCCATTATAAGCTCTTTTGCCGAAGACACCACGGCAACAGACGCTGGCTCCGCTTATATCTTTACACGTTCTGGTACGACTTGGTCTCAACAAGCAAAACTACAAGCCAGTGATGCAGAATCTAGTGATTATTTCGGGTATTCTGTCTCTATTGATTCAGATGGAAACACCGCCGTCATAAGTTCGAGATATGAAGACACCACTGCAACAAACGCTGGCTCCGCTTATATCTTTACACGTTCTGGTACGACTTGGTCCCAACAAGCCAAACTACAGGCCAGTGATGCAGACGCTAATGATTATTTTGGAAATTCTGTCGCTATTTCTGGCGATGGGGATATCGCCATCATAGGTTGTTTATATGACGACACCACTGCGACAGACTCTGGTGCAGCTTATGTTTTCACCAGATCAGGTACGACTTGGTCTCAACAAGCAAAACTAAAAGCCAGTGATCCAGAATCTAGTGATATGTTCGGCTCAGCGGTCACTATTTCCTCAGATGGCGACACGGTTATTGTAGGTGCTCATTTGGAAGACACCACTGCAACAAATTCTGGCTCAGTTTATGTTTTTGTCCCGGGGTAAAAATTGAATGACTAAAAGTAGAGATCTTGGAAACGTAGCTCAATCGATAGCTACCTCTTTACCTACCTCCTTGGGAAGTGCGGGTCAGGCGATTGTTGTGAATACGGGTGCGGATGGCTTGGAGTTCGGCGATGCGGGTTCAAGCGTAACTGTTGTTGAAAGCCTAACTGCTTTAGGGGCTATCAGTAGCCCTTCTGCTGGGGATATGGCGCTCGTAACAGATTTGAATAAAATCTTTGTTCGCAAGGCGGCGGGTTGGTATTTGATTGCTACGGTTACGAACCAAGGGCCACAGTCGGTTTCTATAGCTATCTCTGGTGGTGGTAGTGGAACATCTTCTGCTTACACACTTGCAGACAATGGCACTACGACTAGCAGTGTTACGGGATCGGTTGACCCTGATCCAGAAGCAGATGATCTAACGTGGTCGGCAGCAGCAGGTACAAGTACAGCTTTCTCAGCTTCGCTTACTGATGGGGGTGGTTCGGTAAACATCACGACAAGCACCGATACAAGCACTGTCCTAGCCACAATTTCTCAGTCCTCTAACGTATTCACACTTACGCCCAGTTCCTCAACAACTGCCCCAAGTGGTGGAACTTTTGCAGTGACCTTTTCAGTAACAGATGGTGTCAATACTTCTGTTGATAATTCAACAACCTTTACTTTGAACTTTGCAAGTTGGTCTGGGGCTTCGCAACAAGCTAAATTGGTGGGTTCTGATACAGCAGCGGGTGATTATGCTGGATGGTCTAGTTATATCTCCACTGATGGAAATTATGCTATTGTAGGCGCTCGTTTGCATGACTCCCCCTCACAATATGCTGGTGCAGCTTATGTTTATGTCAGGTCAGGGACATCATGGTCTCAGCAAGCTAAGTTAACAGCTAGTGATGCAGCAACTTACAACTTTTTTGGGGAGAATGTCGCTTTAGATAGTGATGGCGATACAGCAATAATTGGCGCTAGCGCAGAAGACACGACCTATTCAGACTCAGGCGCAGCTTATGTTTTCGTCAGATCAGGAACATCATGGTCTCAGCAAGCAAAATTGAAGCCTAATGATCTAGCGGCTAGTGATCAACTTGGGTACAAGGTCGCTATATCTGATGATGGGAATACAGTAGCAGTAGCGTCTCCATATATAGATGCTACCTACACAGATGCTGGGGCTGTATATATCTTCACCCGTTCTGGCACATCATGGTCCCAGCAAGCTAAGTTAACAGCTAGTGATAAAGCGGCTAATGATAATTTTGGATTTGATGTCGCTCTTTCTGGCGATGGAAATACGCTACTTGTAGGGGCGCACCTTGATGATAGTACCTACACTGATCAAGGCGCTGCTTATGTCTTCACCCGTTCTGGCTCAACATGGTCTCAGCAAGCTAAGTTAACAGCTAGTAATGCGCAGCAGAGTGATCAGTTTGGGAGGTCTTTGGATCTTAATGAAGATGGTAACTACGCTATCGTAGGCTCTTATGCTGTTCAGGTATATATTTTCACAAGATCAGGTTCAACATGGTCTCAGCAACAGGTCATAGCAAACCCTGATTCAACCGCTAATAATTTTGGATTTGATGTGTCTATCAATAGTGATGGGGATCTGTTTCTTGCTGGCGCTCGTCTTGACGCTGGATCAGGTTATAGCAATGGTGGTGCAGCGTATTTCTATAGTAGGTCGGGAACAACGTGGTCTCAAGAGTCAAAAGTATACGCCAGTGATGCAGCGATTGGTAAATTTTTTGGGGCTAGCGTTTCTATCAGCGATGGCGATTCAGCAATTATAGGTGCTTATAATGCTGACGCTGGGTACATTTTTGTCAAAGGTTAAGCTATGAGCAATAATTCCAATCTCAGCGCCCTAGCCGCCGCCCTAGATGATGGCACAAGCGGTCAGGTTCTTCAAAGCACAGGCTCTGGTGGAGTTCAGTTTGCAGATAGCTCTGGAAGCGGCGTAACTGTTCATGCAAATCAGGCGGCGATGTTAACCGATGCCGCAAGTGCCGATGAAGGGACGCTTCACTACGAAACGGATAATAATAGGCTGTATGTGAAGCAAACCTCTGGGTTCTACTTGCTTGCCAGTATTACAAACGTAGCGCCCACTATTGATAGCTTCTCTGAGAATACAGGCGGCGCTGGGGCTAACAACCTCACCGCTGATGGTACTTTCACGCTTACGGCGGGAAGCAATACGGTTATTACAATCAACGCATCTGATGCTGACCTAGAAACTCTCACTTACTCTGCTACTGTTACAAGCGGCACGGCGACTAACGTAATTAGCTCCCCCAGCTTCCCTGTAACAAACCAAAGCAGTAATGTCTTCACCTTAACCCCAGCATCTGCAACGGGCGGGACTGTAACAATTCGTTTTGATGTGTCTGACGGGACAAATGTGTCCAATGTGAGTCATAGCTTTAGCATAGCATTTTTAAGTTGGGCAAACGCTTCACAACAGGCTCAGTTACAGGCTTCTGATGCAGCGGCCACTGATTATTTTGGATATTCTGTATCTAGCTCCAGTGATGGAAACAGAATCATAGTAGGGGCTTATTTGGAAGACGTTGGAGGGTCAGCATCTGGCGCTGCTTACATCTTCACTAGATCAGGCACAACTTGGTCTGAGGAGCAAAAAATATACGCCACTGATAGAGCAGGGAGTGATTACTTTGGTTGGAGTGTAGATATTTCCGCTGATGGCACCTACGCAATAGTAGGAGCACGTTTGGAAGACGCTGGTGGCACAGATGCTGGCGCTGCGTATATCTTCTCCAGATCAGGCACAACGTGGACCCAAGAAGCTAAAATAATTGCCTCTAATGCAGGGGCTAGTGATTATTTCGGATATGCTGTCTCCATAGATAGTGACGGAAACACGGCAATAGTGGGTGCGCCCAACGAAGATACTGGTGGCGGGGATGCTGGATCTGCGTATATTTTCACTCGATCAGGCACAACTTGGTCCCAAGAAGCTAAAATAGTGGCAAGTGATGACCAAGCAAGTGATAAATTTGGAGAAGATGTGTCTATCTCTAACGATGGAAACACGGCAGTAGTAGGTGCGCCCAACGAAGATACTACAGCATCGAATGCTGGTTCGGTTTATATTTTCACTAGATCAGGCTCAACATGGTCTCAAGAGGCAAAAATACAAGCAAGCGATGCGCAAGGATCTGATTTCTTCGGAAAGTATGTGCGTGTTTCTGGAGATGGGGATAATATAATATCAGGTGCTTATTTGGAAGATGAGGCCGCAGATGGCGCTGGCGCTGCTTACATCTTCACTAGATCAGGCACAACTTGGTCCCAAGAAGCTAAACTAACGGCAAGTGATGGGGCAGCATTTGATTATTTTGGGATATCTGTAGGTATCTCTAGTGATGGAGATACGGCAATAGTAGGAGCAGCTTACGAAGACACTGTTCCAAATGACTCTGGCGCTGCTTATGTCTTTACGAGATCAGGGACCACTTGGACTGAGCAAGATCAACTACTCGCAAGTAATGCGGGAAGTAATGATAAATTTGGCGTTGCCGTATCTATGTCTGGCGATGGAAGTACGGCGATAGTAGGCGCTAATGAGGAAGACACTACTGCCAGCAATGCAGGTTCTGTTTACGTTTTTGTTGAAGGTTAAAGGCTAACTTATGTTAGGATTTCACCCATTAGCATCCGCTCCTTTAGGGGCGCTCGACGCTAATTTTGTGGAGGCATCCGCTTCTACGAATATCACGTCTACGAATGCTGTTGTGGCTGAAATCATTGTGGAAGGCGCTGCAAGTGCGTCCGTGGCTGCTACGAATACAGTCGATGCTGCTAAAGTTCTACCTGCTGAAGCTGCTGCATCAGCTTCCTCTACAACCAGCATCGATGCGTTAAAGGTCAGAGTTGCAGAAGGTGCTGCGTCTATAGCTTCCACCACAAGCCTCGATGCGGTGAGAGTGAGAGTAGCGAATGGTTCTGCTTCAATTGCTTCTACAACCAGCATAGATGCTGAGGTCGCCACTGATAGCTCCGTAACTGGTACAATTACCTCCAGCGCCTCAATCGACGCTATTAAGGTCGTTACAGCCGCTGCTACTGGTACAATTTCTAGTACCACTTCGACTGACGCAGATCGATTAAAAGAAGGGGCGGCAACAGCTTCTATCGCAAGCACCTCTTCCGTAGATTATCAAAAGATCCAAACTGCTGATGCTCTGGCTTCTGTATCAAGCACAAGCTCCGTTGATTATATCCGCATCAGGACAATCACGGGCATAGCGTCCTCGAACACTGTTACGGCTAATGTCGGCATTCGCATCCGTAATAACGATGCATCTGGCACAATAGCGGTCACTCCCGCACTTGATTATGTACGGATCAGAGGAGTTGATGCAGCCGCTTCAATTGCAGCAACAACTAGCGTCGATGCGCAGAAGATAAATGTAGCTGAAGCGTCTGGTTCTGTAGCATCCACTTCAAGTGTCGTTGGTGAAAAATTACGGTTAGGGGCAGCCAGCGCTTCTGTAGCAGCCACCACCTCAATAGATGCTATTAGAGTAGCAACTGTCGATGCCGCTGCCACAGTAACTTCTACAAGCTCATTTGCTGCTACCCTAATTCGTGAAGTTTCTGCAACGGGATCAATAACTGCAACATCTTCTGCAACTGCCCGTGGAACTACTACTGGTGACATCACAGAAACCATAGCGGTTACAGTATCGACTTCTGGTAGACTTGCGGTTGATGGAGACATTACCGAAACCCCCGAAGTTACAGGATCAGTTTCTGGTAGGCTTGCTGTTGAGGGAGCTATCACAAGCTCCAATGCGGTCACACAATCGACTATCCCCGCTGTAAAATCTGCTAGTGGCAGTATCACACAATCTGAGGCGGTCACAGGATCAGTTTCTGGAAGGCTGGCTGTTGAAGGGTCTATTACTGAATCTTCAGATGTCACAGCGTCAGTAAACGGTCGAATTGCTGCGATTGATGCAGCCGCCACTGGAACAATAACGACAACCAGTTCTGTCGATGCTCAGAAAGCAAATATCCTTGTACCTCTTGGCGATGTAAGTATTACCACTTCGGTGGATGCGCAGAAGATCAATCTCGGTGAAGCTGCTGCGACAGTAACTTCCACAACTAGCCCTGATTACATCCGCATTCGCACAGTCGAAGCATCCGGATCAATATCATCTTCTAGCAACTTGTCTGTTGGGAGTATCCGCACCGTCGATGCAACGGCAAGTATTTCTACCGCAAGCTCTGTGTCTGCTATCAATGATGAAGGCATACCAGCGGCTGGTAGTATCACTTCGTCGGGTTCTGTTTCTGCCAGAATTGTTAAGGTTGCAGATGTTGTTGGGACAATTGCTGCATCCTCATCACTGGATGCGTTGCGGGTCAGGGTGGCAGATGTTGAGGCATCAACAAACACTGTCACAAGCACAGTATATCAGCGGAAACGTGCGTCTGAAATCTCTGGCACGATAGCAGTCACTTCGACAGTCTCTGCAATCGTAGATGAGGGCATCAGAGTATCTGGTGAAATTGCAAGCTCCTCTAGTGTTGCAGCGAGAATTACTGAGCCAGTAAGTGCATCTGGCACTATCACAACGTCTTCGACTATAGATGGTGATATTACTGAGCGGGTACGGGTTTCAACTGACGTAACGAGTAGTTCCAGCGTTACTGCTGCAATAGGTCATAAGTCTCCTGCTTCAGCAGACATTACATCGACTTCTAGCGTCAGTGCAAAAGTCATCAGCACTGTCGAGGCCGTAGGGACAGTTTCAGTCACATCATCTCTACGCCCGAAACTCGTCTTTACTGGTGATATTACTGAATCTGCTGCTGTAACTGGCACATTCGCTGGTAGATTGGCGGTTGAGGGCGCTATTACTCAGTCAGAAGCCATCACTGCGTCTGTGTCTGGACGACTAGCGGTTGAAGGCTCCATCACCGACGAGATGGAAATTACTGCTGTTGCTGAGTCAATTATCAAAGTTGGTAAAGCAAGCAGAGATATTACGGTCTCGACAGGCGTTGATGGTAAAATCACAGCAATTGGTGCTCCAGCCGCAACAATAACCTCTTCAGCCACGGTTGACCCTGCAAGGGTACGGGAAGCAAGCGCATCCGCATCAATCTCTTCCTCAAGCGCTACAGACGCTAGAAGAGTACGAGTAGGCGCTGCATCGACTGATGTATCATCAACCACCAGCCAAAGTGGTAATATAAATCTCGCCGCCCCAGCATCTGGCTCAATATCTGTCACAGGTACGGTTGATGCCGATAGGATCAAAGACTTCAGTGCAAGCGGGTCTGTAGTTGCCACAGGTACGGTAGATGCGGATAGACTGAATGATGGCGCAGCGGTTGGTTCTGTTTCAGCAACGGGTTCAGTAGCAAAAACTGAGATCGTAAATGATGGTGCGGCGAGTGGATTGATCACCGCATCAGGAACTCTACCCGCTGTTAGAGTTAGAACAGGCGACATTGCTGGTAATGTAAGTGTATCGTTTGGTGCTCAAGGTTATACTGGAACCGTCATCGATGCGGTAATATCGGGCAGTATTTCTATCTCAAATACTATACATACTCAGAGAATTATAAAAACCAGTTCTTCTGAAACTATTACTTCAAGTGCATCTACTGATGGTAAACGTGTAAGAGTAGCCGATGCATTAATACAGATTAGCCCAATAGTCAGTATATCTCCAAATATAGTATATCTTGGAAATATTAGTGGAACATTAGGCCTACCGTCTACAAGCTTTTCTACAAGCGTATTTACGTTCACTGCGATACACGAAACGCCCTTTAGCACATCTACAGCTCAAGACCTTACCTCTGCACCGTTTAAAACCACAAGCACATCCACACCGACAACACCGTTTAAGAAGGTCGCATAATGACTGTATTCATCAATCTTACAAATAGGCTTCTAAGACGCCTTAATGAAGTAGAGTTAAGTACAACGGATTTTGCTTCAGCTAGAGGTATACAAGCTGCCGCCAAGGACGCAATTAACTCTGCCGTATTTGATTTAAACACAATGCAGTACGAATGGCCCTTTAATGCGGCGGAGGAAGCAACATCTCTAGTCGTAGGTCAGACTGAATACTCAAATCCTGTAGAATTGAAGTCTATGGAATGGAATAGTTTTCAGATTATAGCTGATGGCACTTACTCTACTGAAAATAAAAGACTTCAATACATTAGTACAGATACGTGGTATAAATATCATAGAGATCGAGACGATGATAATGCTACTAATGGGATATCTATACCAAAATATGTATTTCCTTCTCATGGTACGGGATGGGGCGTAAGTCCAGCTCCGGACAAGTCATATCGAATTACCTTTAGGTACTACTTACACCCTCTAGAAATGGTTAACTATGATGATACCATTACAGGAAACATAATATACCCAAACGCCTTGGAACCTACCATTATCGAAGGCGCTCTTTATCATATGTATATGTTGAAAGATAATCCAGAGGCTGCACAGTTAGCTAAGGCTAATTTTATGCAAGCTGTAGCAGATCTAAAAAGCCAATACATTAATAAGTTTAGCGGCGTAGTGGATACGCGAGTACAGTTCGGCGGCGGAGCTAGCGCCCCTTTATATAAATCCATCAATGCGAGTTTTTAAGTGGATCGTATAGAAACATATAAGCTCATCTGTTCTGGGGGGCTAAACTCAAATGAGAACCATTTGGATTTGGCAGAGAACATGGATGGGGCTGCAACCAGACTGACCAACTATGAGCCTAGCCTATTTGGAGGATACAGGCGCATTGAAGGATTTGATTACTACGACACGACAGAAACATATCTGTCTGGAGGATACGGACAAGAAGTACAGGCTAAAGATAGTAATGATGCAGATTTAGCTGAAGGGCCAATATTAGGTCTGGTTATGTACCGCAATGAAAATTTGGGCAATCCTTACCCTATCGCTGCACGTAAGGATGTTGGAGCAACGACTTACTCATTCTGGAAGTATACCCCACTAGTTGGCTGGACTAAAATTAATACAGGCTTAACCCACAATACTGTATCTGGCACAAAGACTATAGGTCGGATACGGCATGTTCAATTCAATTTTGGTACACGAACTGCATCTCCACAAGTTTCTGGATCATTTATTGCCTTCGTTGATGGCATAAACAACGCGGTAATATTTGATGGCGCTAACTGGAGATACTTAAACCCATCTAATACTTATGCTATATCCGGGGATCCTGCTGCAATTACTGCTGGCGGAGATCAGTGTTATGCAGCTCCAGAAGTTATTGATGTATTTGAAAATCACATATTCATGGGTGGTGATCAATCATATAAAGCGGGGTTTTCCCATTCTGCTCCCAACAATCCATTTAATTGGAATAATGCAGATGGTGCACAACAATACTCAGCTGGATTTGAGATAGTTCAGATTAAACCCTTTAGGGACAATTTGTTTGTATTTGGTCAAAATGCCATCAAAAAGTACTCAGCGGATACTCAATCTAATCCACCAGCGCCTTTTAAATCTGAGCCTGTCACAGCGAATGTGGGATGTATTGCTAGAGATTCAGTTCAAGAGCTTGGTGGAGATTTGATTTTCCTAGCTCCGGATGGATTACGGCCTTGTGCCGGAACATCAAGAATTGGGGATGTGGAACTTGAGTCTATCTCTAGACCTATACAGGGTAAGCTAATTGATATCATTAAAAGTGAAGATTTGAGTACACTAAGTTCTTGTGTAGTTAGATCTAAATCTCAAGTCCGATATTTTTTTGGAGGAAGCTCCGGAGAAGGCAAAGGTATTTTAGGCGGAATTGTGTTTAAAGGCGGCTCAATTGAATGGGAATATTCTGAGTTGCTGGGATTTAAAGCTGCTGTGGTAACTTCTGAATTTATCGGGGCAACAGAATATATTCTACATGGTGGATATGATGGCAAGGTATATCGCCAAGAAAATGGAAATAGTCTTGCGGGTCAAAATATAATTGCTTTGTACAGTACTCCCTACTTAGATATGGGAGATACGGAGATCCGTAAAACCATACATAAGATGAATACGTTTATTCGTGCCGAAGGACCATTTACGTTAAACCTCGTCCTTCAGTACGATTGGTCAGATCCGGACACTCCAAAACCAGCGGATTACACTCAGACATCTACAGGTGCTCCGGTTGTTTATGGAGGTCGAAACATAACCTACGGCGGAGATAATGTTAAATACGATGGCACCAGTAAGCCTGTAATGGTCAATGACATTCAAGGTAGTGGATTTAGTGTTCAAGCTACATTCGTGACTGATGGCATATTTGATCCATACACAATCCAAGGGTTGGTTTTGGAATACAGTAAAGCAGGAAGAAGATAAATGGCAGGTTACACCAGACAATCAGCTAGTGCTATTCAACCGTCTTTGGATATTACAGCTAGCTCTCTTAATAATGAATTTAATCAGCTCTTAAGTGCGTTTGATGGAACTACAGGTCATACGCATACAGGCGCTACTGGAGATGGCCCTAAAATCCCTCTTAATTCATCTGTGAGTGGATATCTTCCAGCAGCTAATGGGGGAGTTGGCGGGAAAAATAACAATACAGCCACAACTGATCCTACTACGGGGGATGACTCAGCTGACGGATATACTGTTGGAAGTATTTGGGTAAATACATCTACTGATAGATTGCATATTTGTGTAGATAATACAGCAGGAGCAGCAGTATGGCACCCTTTAGTCCATATAAATAAATCAGAAAGCGCCATTGTTCCAGATCTCGCAGATACGGACACCTATGGTTTAGGTACAACCAACAAAAAGTGGTTAAATCTATTTACTTCTGGAGGAGCTTCTATAGGCGGGAATTTATCTGTTGTTGGGACGGGTACATTTGACTCCTCTGTTTCAGCTACAGCATTCAACACAACTTCCGACTATCGCGCAAAGACAATTCACGGGGAAGTCGAGAGACCCCTAGAAAAGATAATGTCCGTAAAGCCTAAGACGGGTATTAAGCATGATGAGTTATTTGAGAGAGATATGTTTCTTGCACATGAGCTTCAAAAAGTTGCTGCATACGCCGTTACAGGTAAAAAAGATCGGGTCGATGATGCAAGAAATCCCGTTTACCAAACAGTAGATTATGGGGCTTTGGTCCCACTTCTTTGGGCGGCTCTACAAGAAGCAACTTATAGAATAGAAGACTTAGAAAATCGTCTAGAACATATTACATAAAGCTTGCATTGGTGGTATAATTAATGTAATATCTAATGTAACAATGAATATTAAGATTAGACCCGTAAAGATAGAAGACGCTCTTCAAGTCATCAAACTTTGCAAAACATTCCAGCAAACATGCTTAGCGAAAAATCAAGGATTTTCTGAAAAGAAAATAATGGGCTTGGTACTGTCTGCAATTAACGACGAAATGTTTTGCTGGGTCGTAGAAGAAAATACAAAGCTTATTGGATATATGATGGGTACTGTGGGAGAATTTTATTTCTCCGATAAAATAGGCGCTAGTGATCTAGGCGTATATATCAAGCCAAATAAGCGTAAATATGCCTTTCACTCTTTAAAAATCTTATTCGCCCAATTTGAAGCTTGGGCAAAACGAAAAGGTGCTATCGAAGTTTGTGTAGCCACTTCATCAGGCACCGCAACAAGTGGGTACGAGAAGTTCTTACTCAGAAACGGTTACGATAAAATTGGCTATATAACTGCAAAGGAATGTTAGAATGTGCGGCGGAAGTAAAAAAACTTATAACACCACCTATACAGGCTTAGGAGATGCGCAATACGATGATCTGGTTGCCCGTCTCGCAGCTGGTGGGGTAAATATGGAGGCTCTTGGAGCAACCCTAGAAGGTCAAGGTGTAGATATCGATAGCCTCATCCAAGATCTTGGGACAGCTAACTTGGGAATTAGTGGCCTTAAAACTGGTCAAAATACGCTAGGGGAGCAAATTGGTTTTGCAGGATCCGGTGATGATTATGGTTCTGGATTATACGGCGCAATAGACATGCTGGGTGCTAATGTAGGAAATTCTCTAAGTGGATTGTCTACTGGTATTGGTGGATTACAAACAGGACAGTCAGATATTATATCTGGTCAAGGTACTCTTGGACAAGGCATTGCGGATACCCGTGGAGACATAAGTACGTTGTCAGGAAACGTGGATCAAGGGTTTGCAGATGCGACAGGGCGCTTTGATACATTAGACAATAGTGTGGGCGGCGTTCAAAGTGCGGTTGATGCGGGATTTGGAGCAACAGGTAGCGCGTTTGATGCTCAAAACACTGCTTTGAACAGCGCGTTTAATACCATAGACGAAAACATTACGGGTCAAGGGGATCGTGTAATGGCGGGTCAAGGAACGCTTGCGGAAGACTTAAGCGATCTCTCGTCTAATCAAGACACATACTACGGAGATCTTTCTGCTACTCAGGGCGAGTTAAAGGCTGGTCAAGAAGGGTTCCAATCATCATTTGATGACTATGTATCCAGATATGGTGAAGACGTTACACGGGCTGACGATGCTAGGGCAGCAATGCAGACAGGCATGACCAATATGGCTGGCGATGTGGCGCGTGACCTAGGGCGAATGACTAATGTTCTAGGAGCGGGTCAGCAAACCATGACTGACAAGATCATTGCGGGTCAAGGACAAGTAAGTAAGGAAGCAATGAGCGCATTCGATGCTCAAGGTAACCTAATTGAAAACACGGTTGATGCACAAGGAAACACTATTCAGAATACTCTAGACGCTCAAGGCAACCTTTTACAAACAAAACTGGATGCTAACGGGAATGTTCTTGGTAGTATGACTACTAGCCTTGCGGATATACAGAGAGCAAACCAACAAGGGTTTTCAAATATTCAAGATCTAACCCAACAAGGTTTTGACTCAACAGCGGGTCTTATGCAGAACAATTATGCTCAGACCGTGAACGATGTTCGCACCATGCTGCAAGACCAAAGTAGTATGTTAAGTGACTCAGCTCGTCAGCAATATCAAGGGATTGTAAATGCCTTTGATCAGCAGGGACGCCTTCTGAAAAACCAGATAACGGCAAATGGATCAATCGTAAATCGTAACATGACCCCTCAAGGAATGTTGAGCGAAACTTACTTTACTCCGCAAGGTCAGGTCATAGGCAATAAATCGTATGATCTTCTAAACATAGCTGCTGATGCACAGAGATATCGGGCAGCATAGGAGTTAACATGCATCCAGAAAAAGTATCCCAAGAAGCTATAGAGCTTATAAAGAAGTTTGAAGGCCTACATAAACTACAGGATGATGGCTTAGTACATTCTTATAGATGCCCCGCTGGAAAATGGACGATAGGCTATGGCAGCTGCAAAGGCGTCAGATCAGGTCAAAAGATTACTGTTGAAGAGGCAGAACGCCTTCTTATCGAGGATATCGTTGAGCACGGTAAAATCGTTAAGAAGTATGTAAATGTCCCGCTAAGCCAAGGTCAATACGATGCTCTAGTATCATTTGTATTTAACCTAGGCGGAGGTAACTTTAAGAGTAGTACACTCCTTAAAAAGCTGAACTTAGGATTGTATGAGGAATGTCCAGAGCA